AGGAAGAAGGTGAAGAACAGGAAGAAGGTGAAGAACAGGAAGAAGGTGAAGAACAGGAAGAAGGTGAAGAAACAGAAATAGAAGACGATAAAGAAAGTATTGTTGGTGAAAAAAATAAAGATGGAGATGAAGAAGAAGAAGTTTTTCTAGTTGAAATCCAAGGAAAAAATTATTACACAGATAGTGAAAAAAATGGAACTATTTATCAATGTTTAGATGATGAAGATATTGGCGACAAGGTAGGAATTTTTGATAAAAATGGAGTAGCTATTTTTGATTAATTATTTATTCTTTTAATATAATATATGTTAATTAATAATTTATGTGGTGCAGCGTTAATATATTTAGTTTTTTCTTTAACACAAATAATAATAGATATTTTTAAAGAATTATATAATACAGCATTTCTTAAATTTATAGTAATGATTGTTTTTACAATACTTTTAAATATTTTATGTGAAAAAGGTTTAGGAGTTGTGTCTTGGATGATAGTTTTTGTCCCTTTTATTTTTATGACATTAATAACATCTATATTATTATTTACTTTTGGATTAACACCATCAAGAGGTCTTGTAGGAGATTATGAAGTAAAATATTATGAACCAGAAAGACAACCATCATCATATAATAATGATGATGGTGAATTATTAAATAATTATTATGAGGAGGTTGATAAAAAACACCATAAGAAACATCATAAAAAGAATGATAAATTCAATAACAATTATGATGATAATGATAATTACGATGATAATTATGATGATAATGATAATTACAAACAGATTAGAAATAAAACTGATAGAAGAACAGAAGAATATTATGAAGAACATAATTAGAAATAATTTATAATTTAAAAAGAAAAGACATTAATAATAATATGAATAAAGTAATAATATTATTAAATAATGTATATTTTTTACTTATAAAATTCTATACATATTTTCTATTTTATTCTAATAAATTATGTAAAAAATTCAAAAAAAATAAAAAAACTCAAAATTTATTTTATGTAAAAAGTTACATAGAATTTGATGATTCAAATCTAATTTTTGATTATGATTTTATAATTTATAAATATTTATTTCATGATTTACTTACATATAATTTATTTACAAAAACACATTTTAATAATACAAATGAAAAAATACTTCTATCAAATTATCAACCACAACTTACTGAATATAAATTTATATTAGTTAAACTTTTTCATAATAATAGAGAATATGATATAACAAATATTATAAAAAATAAAAATAGTTACTTTTATATAGAAAATAATAAACTATTTGATAAAATTTTTATGGAATGGTTTTGTAAAAGATTTTTAAATATTGATTACAATTCATCAATGTATATTGAACTTTATGATAATTTAATGAATAAACATCAAATTTACAGCAATAATTATATTATTCTTAAAAAAAATAATTTTGATATTATATAATTCTAATGTTATTTATAAAATAATATAAATAATATTATCATAATTTATATTATATTGATGGCAAAAAGTATTGAGAATTTACATTACTTAAAAAACAAATGGACTCTTTGGGCTCATTTATCTAATGAGAGTGATTGGGGTTTAAATAGTTATAAAAATATAACTACATTTGATAGTGTCGAGTCTATATTAACTTTATATGAAAATTTGCCAGAAAATATAATTAAATATTGTATGTTATTTATAATGAAAGAAAGCATAACACCCGTATGGGAAGATGAACAAAATAGAAATGGTGGATGTTTTTCATATAAAATTAATAATAAATTTGTTTCTCAAATTTGGAAAGATTTATCATATTCATTAATGGGTGAAACAATAACAGAAAATGATTCTTTTAATAATAATATTAATGGTATAACTATATCTCCAAAAAAGAATTTTTGTATAATCAAAATTTGGATTTCTAATTGTGATAATACAGATCCTAACATTATTAAAAATATAAATGGATTATTTCCAAATGAATGTTTCTTTAAAAAACACATTTAATTATTTTGGTAAAGGTGATAAACATAATTTAATTTCACCTAGTGATGCTACATTATATTTTACTACTAATGGTAGATCATTTTCTAAGTATATTTCTATCTGACTACATAAATTAGTGCATTTAATAAAATAACCTAAATTCTTCAATGAAAATTCTCCTTGAATAATTTTACTATTATCTTGTTTTTGGATAAATTCCATAACTCCATCAGATTCTGTTCTACATATTTCAGCACTGGCAAATTGCCCCCGACATCTAAAAATTAATTCTGAACCAACTGAATTTATTTCTATTTTATCTGAAATACAGGATAAATCACGAATTATTTTTTGAAAATCACTTGATGGTAAATTTAATACAGAAGCAAATTTTACTTCTGGTAATTCTAATTCTTCTTGATCTGGTTCAATTAATCTTAATTTTTGTGTTTTACATTGTTTAATATCACCATTTTCAAATTTTAAACCTAGATAATGAACAATTCCATCACTATAATCACTATTTTCAATATAAATTGTTAATGTATCATCATTATCTATTGTGTTAATTAATTTAAATAAATGAAACATATTAACACCTATAACTATTTTTTCACTTTTACATTCAAATAATTCAAAATTTTTAGCATCTAAAAATAAATGAGCTAGAATTGTATGTGTTCTATCCATATTAACAATTTTTATTCCATTACTTTGAAATGTAATATTAGTTTCTAATAATATATCCTTTAATGCTGTCATTAAAGTTCTAAAAGGAGCAATTTGAACCGTTTGAATTGTTAATATATTATTTTCTTTATTTGACATATAATTATCTATTATGCGTATTTTTTAAATACTTATGAAAGATTAATAAAATAATACATTTATTATTTATTTTTATTTAATAATAAATAGAATAAATACTTTTTTATTTTCTTATTTTAATAAACTAAAATGTTTGTTCGTAAATTATTTTATCCAATATTTAATCTTATATCTATTAGACATATTCATAGAAACCCCCCTTCATGTTACTTATCTCAAAAATCTATAAGAAATTATATTAATAAAGGTTCTTTAGATGTTTGGGATATATATAATATTTCTTATAATGATGATAAATTATACAATATTAGAAATAATATTTATACAATAGAACATATTTGGCCAAAATCATTTTTAAAAAATCATTTACTTTCAAAACATGACCTACATAATTTGGGAATTACTAGTGGTTTCTATAATGTTCATAGAAGTAATTATAAATACAGCGATTCCTCTCCTATTGTTTATTCTTTATACAAATTAAATAATAACATGGTTAGTATTCAAATAAATGATAATAATAATTTAGATAGTAAAACATATAATTATAAAAATTGTGCTTTAAAAATATTTATACCAATTGAATCATCTAGAGGTGAAATCGCAAGATCTATATTATATATGTCAAATTTATATGGTAAAAATAATATCGATAAAATTATAGATGAAAAATTATTACATCAATGGAATAAGAAATATCCACCCACAGAGAGAGAAAAAAGAAAAAATATACAAATATTTAAATTACAAGGTAATAAAAACCCCTTTATAAATTAATATATTTAATAGATTTAAAAATTTGTTGATTTATATAAATGTATTACATGATGTATCCTGTATATGATAATACATTAGACAATAATCCAAATAATTATTCTAGCTTTGATCAATTTGAAGATAAAAAACTAAGAAAAAGGTTTGTAAGAAAAACTCTTTTTACATTTTCATTAAGTCTTTTTACTACTCTTGGTTTTTGTATTGGATTTAAAAACATTCCTGCTATTGATACTTTTGTTAAAAGTGAAGTCGGAGAAGCATTATATATTTTATCAGTATCAACTACTATTTTAACAATGTTTGTTTGTTTATGTTGTGAAGATCTATTGCGAAAATCACCTTCAAAATATATAATTTATTCTTTGTTTGTCTTAGGAGTATCTTATTCACTTGGTATTACAAGTTTATACATTAAAAGTGATATTTTATATATTTCTATTATTATAACTACTGGAACTACGACATCATTAATTTTATATTCATTTATTGCCACTACAGATTTTACAGAATATTACACATATCTTGTTGCTATTGTTATGTGTTTAATTTTCATTAGTATTGTAAATATATTTTTTCATAATACAATTATTCAAATTATTATTTCGGGTGGTGGAGCACTAATTTTTGCTTGTTTTATAGTTTTTGATATGCAAATGATTTTAGGCCAAAAACATATAAAATATAAATATAGAATTGATGATTTCATTCTTGCCGCTATGAGTTTATATCTTGACGTAATTAATATGTTTCTCTATATTATTCAATTTTTAACACTAACTTCAAGTGATTAATTATATAAATCATATAATTAGATATAATTAATTTCATAATTTATTTGGCTTAACAATTATATTTATCAAAAATAGTTAAATTACTTATATTACAAGAGAGAATATCATCAATAATTATTTGATTAAAGTTAAAATCTACTTTGAATTTTTCTCTCAAAGTATTATTTATTTTTTGTAATTTTTCAAACATTTGTTGAGAGAATAAACAATTATTTGTTGATTTTATTTTACAAATTATTTGTTTCGATAATTTTAAAAACATATCTTCGTATTTTGCTATTTGTATACATAAACTTGGTAATTGTAAATTATTTATAATATGCTCAAAATCTTTATTATTTTCAAGTGAATTAAAATAGAAAAATTTTGTAATGTATTTTCTTCTACCTGCTATTAATTTATAATTATTATCTATTAATCTCTCAATAGAACATTTTAAAACTTTTATTCTCTCTCCACCTTTTAATCTTACTTGCTTAACTTTTCTACTACCGTATCTTGAACCCATTTTTTTTAATGTTTTTGTAGCCATTTTTAAAGCCTTACTATTTTTATTACAACCTTCTCTCAATAAATTTATATCAACAGCCGATGCTTTGCCGCCGGTTATGGCACTGGCTAAACGAGCCCGAGCCCATGATTCTGGTGTTTGATTGGGGCGTGAACCAGATGAATAATAAGCGCCTCTCCCTTTATTTGCTATTTTCTTTAATGTTTTCATGGAACATTTTGTTTTTTTAACTAAATCTTTAGAAGGTTTAATACTTTTAATTTTATATATTCTTTGAGCATTTAAAACATGATTAGACTTTTTAGATTTGAAACCTTTTACTTTCTTTCTTGTGTGATATTTGCCTTTTTTATACATTTTTCTTGATTTTAATAATTCTTTTTTTAATCTATTTTTATCTCTCTTTGATAAATACTTTGGTATATATCTTTGAGGAACATTAACCATTATATATTATATAATTATATTTTATTATATAAATATATATGGCCGGAAAATGCCCTCCTGGTGTAATATGTATTGAAAATATGACAGTTACTTTAGTAATTCTTTCTATTTTAACTGTCTTTTTTCTTTTTTATTTTATAAATAATAATTCAAATAATAGAAAAAATAATGATAAAAATATTAATTATAATATAGACATTAAGAGAGAAGATATTAATAATAACTCTAACCAAACAATGTTTTCTAGTTTGTCTAATTTAACAGGTCTCTTTCCAAGACCTTCTTTTTCATTTTCAAATATTAGTAATGATGTTTTAATGAACCCATATCAACCACCTGTGAGAGATGATCGCATTTTTCAAATGGAATATACTAATTCTCCAAATAAAGTTCCTATTAACATTCAAACACAATCTGTTGATACTAATTATCGCCAAATAGGAATTTTAACTAGAATAGGTGGAAAAGAGACTATCTTACCATTAATGGGCAAACCTTTAATAACAAATAGAGATAGATGGAATTTTTATACACTTTCAGAAAGTAATAATATGATTAAGTTACCTATCACTTTTAAAAATAGAAGATGTATGAGTGAACAAGGATGCGACAATATATATAATGGTGATACTGTTTATGTTGAAGGATATAATGATGCTTTTAAAGTAACAGCTTATGATAATAATGTTATTAGATATTTACCATACATTTAATTGTATAATTATATATATAATTAAATGACTATAGAAAATAATATAGACAATAACCCTTATCAATTAACTTTAACAACATGTTGTCCACCAAAAGTTCACCATGGAAATGGCATACGTCGTTCATGGACAGCGGGAACTTTCTTAATAGATGGAAGTCATTTAAACAAAGCGCGTCTTTGTGCCTCTCGTATAAACAATACTATTTTTGGACCAATACACGGTAAGCCGGTATTTGTTAAAAATAATTTAAATGTTTATGGGAGATATGCTGGATTTCCGGGAGGTAGTGGCGCCCCTATAAAAAATAAATTCTAAGAAAAATAAAAATAATTTTATGTTTAGGAAATTATCTCATTATAAAATATAAATGGTTAAAAAACACATGAAAGAATCAGACAACAAATACCACATCGGTGGTAAAGTATATGATATCTTAATTGGTTCGCGCGCTCAAGTATGGCACGGAACTGCTTACAAAACTGGTGGCAATCTTAAAAAAGACAACTTATACATGAACAAACACGGTCGTATTGTATCAAAAAGAAAACACGAAACAGCCAAAAAAGAAAAACGTTTACAAAAATATGGTTACTTTACCAAAAAAGGTAAATTTGGTGCTGTCAAACAAGGAACATCAATGAAAAAATCCAGAAAAGGCAAAAAATCCAGAAAAAACTAAATATCTAGAAAAACTAAAAATAAAATATATAATTAATATATAATGGCTTTAACACGTAGAAGAGGAAAAGGTAAAGGTAGAAAAGGTAAAAAAGCAGGAACACGTTCAAGACGCAATGCTAGAGTTCATACTCTTCAAAGAATGAAAAAATTTATGGGTGGTAAAAAAACTCGCAAACGCTAAAAAATTAATTAATAAAAAAAATAAATAAAAATTAATATGATTATTTATTTTTAGGTATTTTAGTTAAAAATTGAAAATAAATTATTTAAAGATTGTAATATAAAAACATTACACATGGCATCTAATGATTTGAATAAATATCAAAAAAAAAGTGACAAAGAACATATTTTAGATAATCCTGATATGTATATTGGTTCTATAGAAAATGTTGATGCTAATGAATTTATTTATGATTCTTCTAATATTATAAGAAAAAATATTTCCTACATTGCTGGTCTATATAAGTTATTTGATGAATGTATTGTTAATTGTAGAGATCATGCTGTTAGAATGGAGCAAATTATTAAAAATAATTCAGATAATAATAATCCTTTAACATATATTGATATTGGCATTGATGAAGAAGGTATTATTACATTTACAAATGATGGTAATGGTATTGACGTAGCTGAACATCCAGAATATAAATTATGGATACCAGAAATGATATTTGCTCATCTAAGAACATCAACTAATTATGATAAAAGTGAAAAAAAAATTGTTGGTGGAAAGAATGGATATGGTATTAAACTTGTATTTATTTGGTCTTCGTGGGGTAAGATTGAAACAATAGACCATAAGCGCGGTTTAAAATATATTCAAGAATTTCACAATAATTTAGATATTATTGATAAGCCAAAAATTACAAAATGTAAAACAAAATCATATACTAAAGTATCTTTTAAACCTGATTATAAAAGACTAGGTTTGAGTAACGGATTATCCGAAGATATGCTTAATTTATTTAAGAGACGTATTTATGATATTGCTGCTGTTACAAATAAAAATATAAAAGTAAAATTAAATTCGCAATTAGTTCCAATTAAAACATTTCAGCAATATGTTAAAATGATTATTTCAGATACAGAACATAAGTATGAAAGCCCAGATGAACGCTGGGAATATGTTATAGCCCTAGCACCAGAAGGAGAATTTTATCAAATGTCATTTGTAAATGGTATTTATACATCAAAAGGTGGAAAACATGTTGATTACATTATGAATCAAATTATTAAGAAAATTACACTTTATATCAAAAATAAAAAGAAGGTTGATGTTAAACCGAGTGCTATAAGAGAAAATATTGCCTTATTCTTAAGATGTGATATTGAAAATCCTTCTTATGAAAGTCAAACAAAAGATTTTATGAATACTCCATCTAGTAAATTTGGTTCTTCTTGTGAAGTAAGTGATAAATTTATTGAAAATATTTGTAAAATGGGTATTATGAGTTCCGCGTGTGCTATAACTGAAGTTAAAGAAAATAAATCACAGAAAAAAACAGATGGAAGTAAAAATAAAAATATTAGAGGCATTCCAAAACTAGTAGATGCTAATTATGCTGGAACCGCAAAATCTAAAGATTGTATGTTAATTCTTTGTGAAGGGGATTCGGCAAAAGCGGGAATTATTTCTGGTTTATCACAAGATGATCGTAATTATATTGGAGTTTATCCTATGAAAGGTAAATTATTTAATGTAAGAGGTGAATCTGTTACAAAAATTGGAGATAATAAAGAAATTACAGAAATTAAGCAAATTATTGGTTTAGAACACGGAAAAGAATATACTCAAGATGATGTCAATACAAAATTAAGATATTCAAAAGTTGTTTTTATGACAGATCAAGACCTTGATGGAAGTCATATTAAAGGTCTTGGTATTAACTTATTTGATTCAGGATGGAATTCGCTAATACAAATTCCAAATTTTATTGGATATATTAATACTCCTATTTTAAAAGCTTCAAAAGGTTCACAAATAAAACAATTTTACAATGAAGGTGAATTTGAAAAATGGAAAAAAGAGAATGATATTAAAGGATGGAATATTAAATACTACAAAGGTCTAGGCACTAGCACTGGTAAAGAATTCAAAGAATATTTTAAAGAAAAGAAAGTTATTTATTTTAATTGGAATAATGAAGAAAGCAGTGAATATATCGATATGGTTTTTAATAAAAAACGGAGTGATGATAGAAAAGATTGGTTAAGTAATTATAATAGAGAATTATATCTAGATACAAATAAAACAAGTGTTACTTATAAAGAATTTATTGATAAAGAATTAATTCATTTTTCAAAATATGATAATGACAGATCCATTCCTAATTTAATTGATGGTTTAAAAATCAGTCAGCGCAAGATTTTATTTGCTGCTTTTAAGAAAAAATTAAATAACGAAATTAAAGTAGCACAATTTAGTGGTTATGTATCAGAACATTCTGGATATCATCATGGAGAAGCTAGTTTAAATGGTGCTATTATTAATATGGCCCAGAATTATGTAGGAAGTAATAATATAAATATTTTTGAACCAAGAGGACAATTTGGTTGTATTGATCCAGATACCCCAGTATTTATGTGGGATAGTTCTATAAAAAATGCTAAAAATATAAAAATTGGGGATAAATTAATTGGGGATGATGGAACTCCTAGAATTGTTAGTAAATTAACATCTGGAATAGATGAAATGTATGAAATTTCGAATGGTAATATGGATAATTATATAGTAAATAGTCACCATATTTTAACTGTATATTATTCTGGACATAAATCTATTATTTGGAAAAATTCTTCGGCTTCATGGTCTATGAATTACTTTGATGATAATACAAAATGTGTTAAATATAAAAATATTAGAACAAATCTTTCTACTAATAGTAATCATTTTAATAAAAGTAATTTATCTAAAGAAGAAGCCTATCAAAAAATGTTAGAGTTTTCTAAAAACATTACTGATAATAATGTTTTTGATATAAATGTTCAAGAATACTTAGCTTTACCAAATAGTGTTCAAAAAAAAATAAAAGGCATTATAAATAATTGTGTCATTAGTTGGGAAGAACACAAATTAGAAATCGATCCTTATATATTAGGATTATGGTTAGGAGATGGTATGAGTGATTGTCATGCATTCGCAAGTATGGATAGTGAAATTGTAAAAGCATGGGCTTTATGGTTGGATAAAATTGGATGTGAAATATGTCACTCTAAAAGTATTCCACCACATGAGAATCATACATTTTATATTCGTCGAAGGGGTTCTAATAAAAATTCAGAAAATATAGCAATTGGAGATTTAAACAATAATTCTAATATATGTAAAGGATGTTTAACATCAAAATATAATTGTGAAGCATGTAATTGGTCTTTTGATAAATCTAATGTTTATGTATTTTGCGAAGGAGTAAATATTAAAGGTAATAAAGCTATTAATCTTAACCCATTTAAAGAAATTTTCAAAAAATATAACCTTTATAAAAATAAACATGTTCCAAAAGAATATATAATTAATTCAGAAGAAAATAGATTAAAAATATTAGCTGGTATGATTGATACAGATGGAACATTGAAAAAACAAAAAAATTCTTATAGTTATGAAATTTCTCAATGTAATGAAAGAAAGCATCTATTAGAATCATTTAGAATTATTGCTGGCTCATTAGGTTTTAGAGCAAAGATATATAATTATAATAATATATATACATTGTCAATAACAGGAGATGATATTGATAGAATTCCAGTTAAAATTCCCAGAAAAAAAATTCTTTATCAAAAAAGAATGAAAAATTCTCATAAAATACATAATATTGAAGTTAAAAGTATTGGTCCTGGTAATTTTTGCGGGTGGAATATTGATAAAAATGAAAGATTTTTATTAGGAGATTTTACGATTACACATAATACACGACTTCTTGGAGGTAAAGATTCTGCTTCAGAAAGATATATTTTTACATTATTAAATAAAATTACGCGCTTAATTTATCCAAATGTAGATGATAATATTTTAAATTATTTAAGTGATGATGGTCAATCAGTTGAACCAATATACTATGTTCCGGTTATTCCTATGGTTCTAATTAATGGAGCAAAAGGTATTGGAACAGGATTTAGCACTGATATTATGTCATATAATCCTTTACAAATTATAAATCGCATTGAGCTAATGCTTAAGAAAGATAATAATTATAAACTAATTACAATAGATCCTTATTATCAAGGATTTACAGGTAATATTGAAAAATTAGATAATGGGAAAAAATATTTAATTACTGGTAGTTATGAAATTATTAATGATAACAAAGTAAAGATTAACGAATTACCAATTGGAACATGGACCCAAGATTACAAAGAATTTTTAGAAACATTGATTGACTCTAAAAAGAAAAATAGTATTGTAAAAGATTTTAATGATAATTCAACAGATATGATTGTTAATTTTATGATAGAATTTAAACCTGGAACCTTAAAAGAATTACTTTATAAAAAAATTGAACATGGAATGAATGGAATTCATAAATTTTTGAAATTATATTCAATTCAATCTACAACAAATATGCATTTATTTAATAATAAAGAGCAGCTTAAAAAATACAATAGTCCACAAGAAATAATAGATGATTATTATGATACACGTTTAGAATATTATAAAATTCGAAAGGAATTTTTACTTAATAAATTAAACAGCGATTTAAAGTTGATTTCTAATAAAACGCGATTTATTAATGATAATCTTAACAACAAAATTGATTTAAGAAAGAAGAAGAAAGATGAAATTATTACTTTATTAAATAAAATGAAATTTGATGATATTTATAATAATGATTATGAATATTTAAGAAAAATGCCAATGGATAGTGTCTGTGAAGAATCAATTGAAAAGATGAAAAAAGAAAAGGATGAAATTACATGTAGTATTAATGATTTAGAATCTAATAGCAATGAAGATTTATGGTTAAAAGAGTTATTAATATTAAAAGAAGAATATATGAGATTATATAATAATGAGAAACCAAAAGAAATATCTACTATCAAAGTAAAAAAAAATAAAAAATAAATATATAATATATGGCAGATTTTCATGATTATTTATATGATATAGTTCAAAATATTATTAATGGTGATTATTCTATTAGTGATAATCCTAGAGAAGTTGCTTCTATTATAAATGATAGAAGAGCATTGAATACTATAGAAAATATGTTAGAAGAATATTATCAAGAAGAACTTCCCGGTGATGATGGTTATCATGAAGCCGGCACAAGATATCAGCAATTTATACGTTATAATAGAAATATTATAAATAATACAGAAAATGAAAATATAATTAGAATGGATAATTTTCAAATAAATGAAATTGTAAATAATACGAGACCACCTACTCCTCCAACACCAGAAATAACTGAAGTTGAATCTATAGAAATTCCACAAGAAGTTATAGATAGAATTCCTCAAGAAGTATTAAATGTTATCACATGTCCTATTAGTGGAGAAATTATGAGAAATCCAGTTGTTAATTCCGTTGGTCAAACCTACGACAGAATAAGTATCCAAGGGTGGTTATCAAGAGGAAATAGAACAGACCCAAATACTAGACAACAAATTACAACTACATTAATTCCTAATTTTTCTATTAAATCTTTAATAAATAGTTATATTCCACAATTAGGAGGTAAAAGAAAATATACAAAAAAAAATAGAAAATATAAAAAATTTAAAAAAACAAAAACCAAGAAAAGAACAAAAAATATCAAAAAAAATAAAAAAATCAAAAAAAATCAAACTATCAAACAAAAAAGAGTATTAAAAAATAGAAAATATAACAAAAAAACTAAAAGTAAAAGAAAATAAATTATATTTTTAATTAAAACTATTATATAATTTATTTAAAGATTTTTAACTGTATATATTCATATATAATGGTGTATGAGGGGGCTATCGGTATTGATTTAGGAACAACATACTCATGTGTAGGAGTATGGCAGAAGGATCGAGTAGAAATTATTGCTAATGATCAAGGTAATAGAACAACACCATCATATGTAGCATTTACTGATTCTGAAAGAATTATTGGAGATGGAGCTAAGAATCAAGCAGCTACTAATCCTATTAATACTGTTTTTGATGCTAAGAGATTAATTGGGCGTAGATTTAATGATATTGAAACACAGTCTGATATTAAACAATTTCCATTTAAAGTAAGTGACAAAGGAGATGGGCGACCAATTATTAATGTTTCATACAAAAATGAAGAAAAAAGTTTTTTACCAGAAGAGATTTCATCTATGGTTCTAGTTAAAATGAAAGAAATTGCCGAAGCATATCTAGGAGATGAAGTAAAAAAAGCTGTTATTACTGTTCCTGCTTATTTTAATGATGCTCAACGTAACGCAACCAAGGATGCTGGAACCATCGCTGGATTAGATGTATTACGTATTATTAATGAACCAACTGCAGCAGCTATTGCTTATGGATTAGAAAAAAAATCAAGTAAAGAACAACATGTTTTAATTTATGATCTTGGTGGTAAACCTACTGGTTTTGAAAATAATACCTTAATTGCTTGTTATTAAATCAAACTTTCTGCCTCCAAGTAAAAAAAACTAGGTGAATTGCTGGAAAGTCTTAAAGTATTGAATACCACAATTATTATTATAATAGATAATAATGAAGGTTTGATAAATTCACTATATTAGATAATCAGCAGCCAAGATTTATTAAGTATCACTTGATAAATAAGGTTCAACGACTAATAGCGCCTAGATTATATATTGAATAATTATATAATTTATTTAAAAGTTATTTTAAATAATAAATTAGGTATTCTGTTTATGGAAGAAAATAGTATTATGCTTTTAAAAAAAAATATTATAAAAATAGAAAAAATTAATAAGGAGAATAAAAATATTATTAAATTTTGGGAAGGGGATGAACTTGAATTATTTTCAATTAATAAAATAACACATAAATATTCTAATACAAAAGTGCCATTATATAGATTTTTTTTTAATAATAATAATTGTTCTAATTTTATTGACTATGAAGAAAATATTATTACGCGCAATAATCACTATAATGTTAGTTATAAATGTATAAATTGTAATTCGATACATAAAGTAAGTCTAAACAATATACTACGAAAAATTAATCGCAATATAAATAATTGTAAAATATGTAAAGATTATGAAGAATTAAAAAGAAATAATCATTCTAATTACATGTTAAATTATCACTCAAATAAGAATGATAATAGTAAAAATATCATTATAAAACAGATTTCTTTACTAGATAAATTAAATAATGATAAAATAAAGTTTCATGAATATGATAGTGATTTTAAAGATAATTATTTTAAACGAAATATGGATAATGATGAATTTGAATATATTAGAAATAAAATTTTAAGTATTCAAAATAAAAAATTTTTAATGACACACGATTTTAAATATTATCCATGTGTTTCTATTAGTAATCAAACTCGTTTTTGTCCTTATTTATATAGTAAAATAAATAATAATATAGAAAAAATTATTAATATTGAATTAAAATGTGATAATTGTAACAATAATTTTATTAGTAAAGATCTTCATAGTCATAAAAATAAAATAAAAGCGCTTTGTAAAGACTGTAATTTAACAAATAATATTTTCAAAATAAGAACATATAAAAATTTAGCAAATGAAACAATTTGTTATCAATCTAAGTTTGAATTAAAATTTATTAGATATTGTAATGAAAATAAAATAACAGTAATTAATGGACCTAAGATTGAATATAATAGAAGTAATAGTAAAAAAATTCATACTTACAAAATTGATTTTGCTATTCCAAAATTAAAATTATTAATTGAAATAAAAGATAATCATATTTGGCATAAAGAACAAGTTCAAAGTGGGAAATGGGGTGAAAAGGTTAATGGTGTTGAAAATTTTTTACAAAATAATTCTACATATGGTAATATAATATATGAAAAATATATAATTATATACCCAAAAAACTATGTAGAAGAATGTAAAAATATTTTAGATAATTATTGGAAGTATGGGAATATATAAAATAAAAGCATAAATAATTATTCTATATATAATAAGATATAGTCTGAGCTGTATAGAAATATACAGAAGCATTGATTAGTAGTCTTTGCGATAACAAAATGGGAACTTTTGATATTTCCGTTTTAAGTATTGAAGACGGTATTTTTGAAGTTAAGGCAACCGCCGGAGATACTCATCTCGGTGGAGAGGATTTTGACAATCGACTTGTTAGTCATTTTGCTCAAGAATTTAAACGTAAACATAAAAAAGATTTAACTGGAAATCCTCGGGCAATGAGAAGACTTAGAACTGCCTGTGAAAGAGCTAAGAGAACATTATCTAGTTCTACACAATCATCTATTGAAATCGATTCACTTTTTGAAGGAGTTGATTTTTATTCATCACTTACGAGAGCGCGTTTTGAAGAATTATGTGGTGATTTATTTAGAAATACTATTACACCAGTAGAAAAAGTAATGAAAGATGCTAAATTATCTAAAAATCAAATTGATGAAATTGTTCTAGTTGGTGGTTCAACTAGAATTCCAAAAATTCAACAATTAATTTCTGATTTTTTTAATGGAAAAGAGCCATCTAAATCAATTAATCCAGATGAAGCAGTTGCTTATGGGGCCGCGGTTCAAGCATCTATTTTAGCTGGTAATAAATCTGAAAAAACAGAAGATCTACTTTTATTAGATGTAGCACCTTTATCACTTGGATTAGAAACTGCTGGAGAAGTAATGACTGTATTAATCCCTAGAAATACAACTATCCCTACAAAGAAATCTCAAACATTTTCGACATATGCTGATAATCAACCAGCTGTAACTATTCAGGTATTTGAAGGAGAGCGCGCAAGAACAAAAGATAATAATAAATTAGGAGAATTTACACTTGCTGATATTCCACCTATGCCAAGAGGTGTTCCACAAATTGAAGTTTCTTTTGATATTGATGCTAATGGTATTTTAAATGTTACAGCTCTTGAAAAATCAACAGGAAAATCAAATAATGTTACTATTAAGAATGATGGTTCTAGACTTTCAAAAGAAGATATTGAACGTATGACAAATGATGCTGAAACATATGCTAAAGAAGATGTTGAATTTAAAGAAAAAGTAGAAGCCAAAAATGGATTAGAAAATTATTGTTTTTCAATTAAAAATACTATTAGCGATGAAAAATTAAAGGATAATATTCCAGAAGATGATAAAAAAATGGTTGAAGAAAAAATTGATGACACTCTTAAATGGTTAGAACATAATATTTCTGCTTCAAAAGAAGAATATGAAAGTAAGAGAAAAGAATTAGAAGAAACATTCAAACCTATTATGGATAAATTAATGCCATCTGGAATGCCTAGTGGAGTGCCCACTGAATTGCCTTCAACAACAGAAAATACTAATTCGGGACCTAATATTGAAGAAGTTGATTAATTAATATTTTAATAAATATATATTTATTGATAAGTAAATATATATTTAAACAAATCTTTGTAATTCTAATGTTTTACCTCTTGTGCTTGAATTAGAAGGTAAAGCCAATAAAGCATACATATTACTAGCATCTCTTTTATACTTTAAATAACTTATTGCTTCCTTATAGATTTGATCAATCGCATAACTTTCAACTAAAGCATTTAAATCTCTTATTTGCTCTCTAATATTAGTTTCTAAATTAATAGAATTTTGTAAAAATACACTACGCATAATTATTTTTAATTCATCTTCATCTTGTATTCCTATTATAAATTCACCATTAGATTTATCGAAAACTCCTTTTATTATATTATTTTGTAATATGTTAATATTTTGACTACTGAAATATGCTAACGATAAAGGTGTATTCATCCAATTACCGGTCATCGCATCTCTAAAAGCCGCAGTTGTATGAACTGGTATTTTATCAGATAATTCAAATTGATTATTTAAAGTTGGACTTATTATATCTATTCTTCCATTTGTAGTTGGATAATTTGTAAAACCTTGTTGAGTCATTATATAAATTGATAGAAAAAATAAAATTATTAATTACTAAACTATTAATTTCAAAATCTTATTTTATATAAATATTATATATGTCATTTCAAAAAATAACTATTATAGTTGCTACTATTATTTTAATATGTTGTCTTGTTGTTATTGGGTTTTTTTTAGCAAAAAATAGATATCAAAATAATCAATGGAAGCCTGATGTAGGAGATTGTCCAGATTATTTTGTAAAAGTTGATGACCCATCTAAACCAAATACTTGTAAACCAGAACATTTAGATATCTTTGATAGTAAATGCGATCTCTCTAAAGGGCAAGACTTTACTAACATGAAAGTATGTCAAAAATATACATGGGCTAATAAATGTAATGTAAAATGGGATGGAATTACAAATGATGATCCTACAATAAAAAAATGTAAATAAATATATATAATGAATTTTCAGCAAATAGTTATTATTGTTGCTACAATAATTTTAATTTTAATGTTAATAGTTATTGGTTTTTCTTTGGCAAAACATAGAAGTAATCAATCATTTCCTCCTGCATCTTCTGAATGTCCTGATTTTTGGGTGTCAACAGATAAAGGTTGTGAAAATCCTAAAAATTTAGGCAAATGCGGAAAAGGTCCTTTCGATTTTAGTCAACATAGATACAAAGGTCATGATGGAAACTGTAATAAAGCGAGATGGGCAAGAAATTGTCAAGTGACATGGGGCGGAATTACAAATAATGATAAGCTAAATAAATGTAGATAAAAAATTATATAAATTTATAATAGTATAATATATTAATTATATTAATGAATCTTGATATGATTAATAATTTACCTAATGATATTATTGACTATATATTTACTTTAATAACACCAAAAAATAAGATTTTTCTAACAACGTCTTTTTACAATAAATATAATAATTATATTGATAAAATTATAAATGATAGCAAGATAGAATCTTATATTAGAGATATTGTTAGAAAAGATTATATTTTCTCATTTAAAACAATATTTTATAGAAATTTATCACATTGGATGCTAATGACTAATTATCCTTACTCTAAAAATATTGTATTTGAAAATTATTTGGCATTTTTAAAGTATTATGCGGAAAAAAATTCATCTTCGAAATGTTTAAATTTTATAAATAAACATTATAAAAGTGATAATTTAAAATCACATAAATATAAATTTTCAAAAAATATTAAATGGACAAACTAAATTATAATAAAATATTAAATAGAGAAAATATTTCAAATAAAATTATTGATATTTTACACCATTTTAATAATAATAAAAATGATTTATCAATTAAAAGAGGAATATATATTTACGGTGAATCTGGAAGTGGAAAAACTTTTTTTATTAATAATCTTCTTAGAAAACTTAATTATGATATTATATATTTTGATTCAAGTGATTCGAGAAATAAAAGCATTTTAGATATTATTACAAAATATAATATGGGCACATCTAACATTCTCTCTCTGTTTAAAAAAGAAAAACGCAATATTGCGATTATAATGGACGAAATTGATGGAATGAATAATGGAGATAAAGGAGGGATAAATTCATTAATAAAGCTTATTAGACCAAAAAAAACAAAAAAACAAAAAGCAGAAGAAATAACTAACAATATTATAATATGTATTTGCAATTATCAAGTAGATAAAAAAATTAAAGAACTCATGAAAATTTGTTATAGTTTTGAATTAAAATCTCCAACGGATAATGAAATTAAAGAAATTATTAAAAATCAAATTCCCCAATTGTATAATGATAAAGAATTAATTGAACATTCTATTAATTATTGTAATAATAATTTAAGAAAAATATATTTATTATATAAATTTTATATTGATAATATTAATAATTTAGAATATTTTAAGAATATTATACATATTAATAATAGTAAAAAAATAGATTATGATACAAAAAATATCACATCTATTTTAATAAATAATAAATATAACATTGAAGAGCAAAGTTATCTAATTAATGAAAATGATAGAACTATAATTGGTTTATTATTTCATGAAAATATTATTGACCAATTACAGAAATTTAAAAATAAAAATAATGCGATTTCAATATATTTAACTATTTTAAATAATACATGTTATGGAGATTACATAGATAGAATTACATTTCAAAAACAAATTTGGCAATTTAATGAAATGAGTTCTATTATAAAAATTTTAAGTAACAACTATGAATATCATAATTATTTGGAAAATAATTGTCTTAAAATAGATAAAATTAAAGATATAAGATTTACTAAGGTTCTTACAAAATATAGCACTGAATATAATAATTCATTATTTCTTCAAGATTTATCAAAATTTCTATCAATGGATAAAAAAGATACTATATCATTTTTTAAGTATTTAAGAAATAAATACAGTATTGAAAATATTCAAGACATATTAGAATTATATGAAATAAACAATCTTGAAATTAATAGAATTTATAGATATATAGATAAAAATAATAAGAATAATAATTCTTCTACTGAATATGATTTGGAAAATGAATTATAAATAAATATTTATAATTATTAATATTTATTTACATATTTATGAATAGAGAATTTTATATGCCTTATGATCAAAGACATCATTTGGAAATAAAAGATTATATTTATTATACCAATCTGTAATAATACTCTCCTCAAGAATTACATTTTTATGTTTCATATATGATTCTGGTGATTGATAGTAAAGACGATTTGGTGTTCTTTTATTATATGAACGCTTTCCATTTGATTCCATAATATCACTCGCGTCCATCACTTTAAAAAACCGCTTTTCTTCATAAGTGCCAACTCTCCATGGATACTCTGCCCCAGTTACAGCATCTACAATTCGCTGTCTTTCAACATTTGATGGATAATAACTATTTTTATAATTAAAAAATCCGACATTATATTCCACTTCATTATTAATAAAATCTGTCATCTTTTATTATAATTTGTTACTAAAATTTTTTTATATAGTTTTAGTTATCTTTATTATAAGTTATTTAGTTGTTAATTTGGTTTATAATTTCTCTATCTTCATCTGTAATATCATTTATAGTATTATTCATTAATTTACTACTATTTTCATCATCATGGTTATTATCTTTTTGTATATTTACATTATCACCTGTTTGTTTATTTCTATATGATTGAATTATACTTTCTTGAACCATAATCTTTTTTGTTAACTCTTGAATTTTTTGATTTTGCTGTTTTAAAATTTCTACTATTTGTTCATTATTTAATACAACTTGTTTTCCATTTTGCTCTACAATTATTTTGCCTTCATTATTTTTTCTTGCTTCTTCAACCATTTTTTTTCTCTCTTCTGCTATTTTATTTGTTTGTCTTAATACTTCAGGTTTATTAATTGGCTTTCCAAAATCATATTTTTCTAACTCATCATCAATATTCATAAAAAAATCTTTTAATTCTTCAGTTTTAACAAAATCTTCTACTTTTTTATCAGAAGGTTTACAATAATCAGGATGTGGGTTATCTAATAATGTTTTTTTGTCAAATGTATTATGTATATGAGAAAATACTAAAATTGTTTTTTTTGGCTCTAATTGAACAAAGGGAACTGTATAGTTTTTCAAAAAATGCTTTTCTTCTGCTAAAGCAGCATTATCATCATAAGAATGTTCATTTAATAATTCTTTTTTAAATGCAAATGTCCCCGCTGTAGCATGATTGGGTCCATATGGTCCAAATTGATACATTTGTTTAATATGTTTAAAATATATATATATTTCACTGGCACCAGCACATAATGCTTTTGGATGTGTTAATAACATTTCAACTGAATGGCTCACCCGTTCTGGTGGATAATAATCGTCGTCATCCATATAAACAATAATATCTCCATTACATTTTTCATGCATAATATTTCTTTTTTTACCCAAAACCATTTGCTCATCATATTTGTAATATTTTACCTGTGGAATATCTTTTACTAAATCTTCAATTTTATCTGTTCCATCATCAATAATAATCCATTCCATCTTATCTTTTGGATATGTTTGATGTTCAAAACATTTTATTAATGTTTTTATAAATGGTCTTCTATTAAATGTAGGAGTACAAATACTTACTAATGGTTTTATTAAATGCATTGATTTTTTTGTTTTTTTTCCCATAATATATATTTATTTAAATAAGATTTTTTTATATTATAATTATTATATTATACATTATAATACTTATAATAAGTATAATATTAGAACTATATTATCAAACTTACAAAAGTTAATATTAATATTAATCCTACAAAAAACATATACATATGCTTATTTTCTTGTGCATTCTTACTAATTGCTTTATATCCTCCGGCAAAATAACCTATAAACATTAATTTTATCATTGTAATAATATTGTAAATCAAAGAGTTATATGATGTTAATATTATAATTAATGCTATAAATGCTATTGGAAGCAAACTTGTATAAACTATACTTGTTATTGGAAAAAATATTACTTCAAATGGTATTAAAAATATAAATGGAAAAAAGAAATTGACTACTATTAATAATATTAAACTTAAAAATACTAAATATAATAAATTAAAAGGTAAACTTGTTGTTAATAAATTATAAATATATACAAATGAACTTGAAAATCCTGATAATAATACTATTCCTAATATTAATGGTATTCCAATAATAAATAATATTAAATTTCTATAATAAGCATTATTTGGCATAATATATTCTATTATTTGTAATAAATCTAATATTCTAGCATTATTTATTACAGTTGTTTTTTCTGATACTGCTTTAAAATAATTAAAGAAATCTATAATTATATCCATAATTGTTTTTATTATACCTTCAGCCATCCCCGCTTGTAATCTTGTAAACCAAGTTAAAAAGTCAAATTTATATTTTTCAATAGGTAATCCAGTTGAAAATGAAAATCCATTTAATATTTTTTCTCTTCCTTTTAAATAACCATTTTGATCTAATTTCAAACCTTGACAAAATGGATATGTTTGATTATTTTCTTGATAAAAATAATATGATGGAAACCATAAATCATTAAACGTTCTTTTCTTTCCATCTTTACCAATTGTAGTTAATACTCTACCACATGTTATCAAAAAACTTAAATTACTTGTAATTAATACTGTAAATATTATAGAAAATATTACTGTTGCTAAAATTAATATCCCGGATAATATTCTAGAACCAATAGAAGATTCATTCTCTTCGGTATCATTTTTATCAGGTATATTATCTATATTTTTTTCTAATCGTTTTTTATCTATTATATCATCTACATTCGAATTATTACCAAATATATTATTTAAAGTATCTGTCATTATATATTTTGTATATAATAAATTATATAAATATATTAAACATTACATAAATATATATGTATACATATCCTTATAATGAATAAGATTGAATCAGAGGTTAAATTAGATTTTCATAATGTTCTTATTAGACCTAAAAGAACAGCGTTAAATAGTCGGTCTGAAATTGAATTAGATAGAACCTTTAAATTTAAATATAGTAATGTAGAATGGTATGGTAAACCTATTATTGCTGCTAATATGTCAACAACTGGAACATTTGAAATTTATAATATTTTAAGTAAACATAATATTATTACTGCGCTTCATAAATTTTATTCTATTGATGATTATTATGAATTTAAAAAAAATTCTCCGAATCCTAATTTATTTATGATTTCAACTGGAATTGGTGATGAATCATTTCAAAAATTAAAATCTATTTTTGAAGTAATTCATTGTAATTGGATTTGTATTGATATTGCTAATGGATATATATCTAAATTAATTGAATTTTGCGCAAAAGTTAGAGAAGCTTTCCCTAATAAAATTATTATTGCTGGTAATGTTGTTACTAGAGAATTAGTTGAAGAATTAATATTAAATGGAAAGGTTGATATTGTAAAAGTTGGTATTGGGCCTGGTTCAGCTTGCACTACAAGAATCAAAACCGGGGTTGGTATGCCTCAATTATCAGCTATTATTGAATGTGCTGATGCTGCTCATGGTGTTAAAGGGCATATAATTGGGGATGGAGGTATTACATGCCCTGGTGATATGGGCAAAGCTTTTGGTGGTGGAGCTGATTTTGTAATGGCTGGTGGAATTTTTGCTGGTCATGAAGAAAACCCAGGAGAAATTATTGAAGAAAATGGTATTAAATATAAAGTTTTTTATGGAATGAGTTCAAAACATGCTATGGAAACACATTATGGAAAAATGGATAAATATCGTTCATCAGAAGGAAGACATATTAAAATTAAATTAAAGGGTAAGTTAGAAGATACAGTTTTAGATTATCTTGGTGGACTAAGAAGCACTTGTACATATATTAATGCTAAAAATATTAAGGATATGAGTAAATGTACTACATTTATTAGAGTAACACAACAAGTTAACAATATTTATGCTTAATTTATAATATAATTTCTAAATTTAATTTTGATATTATGTGATTTTTATCAAAATTATATAAATTATCTTTTTTTACTCCTTTACAAAAACTACTTATATAACTAAAAGCATCTAAACCTCGTTTTCCAGAAGAATTTTCACGATATAATAACCAATCATGCCATATATTATCATACATTGATACAAAAATATTCTTATTTACTTTTTGAGCTCTACTAGCAAAATCTAATGAGTCATTTCTTATTGTTTCACTATCTCCAACTAATATTAACAATGGTGGTAATTTAGATAAAATTGAACTTGTTGCGTAATATGGATTTGCTATTTTATTATTAAATAAATTCCTATCATTTAAATAAATTCTTGCATCATTTATAAAATATTCAGCATTTTTTGTAGGAGATAATTTAAATATTGGATCTCCTGTTTTCATATTTTCACACCATGTTCTAGTTTTATATGAAGATGTATTACAATTTAAATTTAACCAAGGACTAATTAAAAACCCACTTGAAAACTCATTTAAATATTTTAATAATGTAGATAATGTTATACAACCACCCGAAGAATCGCCACCAATAATTATGCTTTCATATTTTTTTTCTATAAATTTTTTTAATATCATTATATCATCTATTTGAGCTGGATAACTTTTTATTGGTGGCAATACAAAATCTGGAACATATATATCATAACCTGTCAAATTACATAACATATAACAAAAAAAAACATAAGATTCTTCTCTTGGGGATTCTTGTAAAAAACTTCCACCATGAATAAAAATTATCGCTTTATTATTATTTCTCTCTACATTTTTTTTATAAACATCTATATAACCTCTTCCTTCTTTCCATTCATTTAATAAATCATTTTCTTTTATACATGTTTTAATAATATTATTTTTTATTTCATTATATTGACTATTATTTACTATATATTTCATTATAGTTTAGTAAATAAATTTTATCTCTGTATTAATTATATGATAAATAATATAATTAATAATAAAAATATAAAACTCTATTTAAAAACATTTTTAATTTTACTATTGATCTTATTTTTCTTATATTTAACAAATTGTTATGCAAAAACAGAGAATTTTGAACAAAATAATACTTCACAAAAAAATACAATAACAAAAAATATAAATAATATTGAAGTTCCCGCTGATTTTTTACCAACACATCCTTGGACTAATGCAAAATCAGGTTTAGATATTGTTGATAATCCACATGAACATTATCTTTATGAAGATGATAAAAAAACTGAAAAATATGATAAAGGTTCATCTCAATTTACAAGAAATTTTACATGTAGACCTTCTATAACTGGAGTATTTACTGACTGTGGACCTTATTCATTTAACGCTTGTGGACCTATAAAACCTAGCACTTCCAATTATGATAATTCAAAAGATAAAAAACATAGAAAACACAAAAATGATAAAAATAAAGATGATGAAATTTCAATAAATTGTCATAGAAATATATGTCATCATGTATATCATCATAAAAATAAATGGATAAATGATAATAATGATAATGATAATGATAATTATGATAATGATAATAATGATAATAATGATAATAATAATAATGATAATGATAATAATGATAATGATGTGTATAATCAATATGGATATAGAAAAATAAATAGAGATTTTAATCATAATAGACGTCATAGACATAATATTCGCGATTATCAAGATAGAAGAGATAGATATGATAATAGAAATAATGATTCAAATAAAAATAGTAGAAATGAAGAACAGTTAGATTATGATGAATATATGAATGATTTAGATGGTTATTAACTTTATCTAGAAAACATTAATCCTGCATTACCCGATTCAAATATTAATATATTATATCTTTCTTCCATTAAATGTAAATTATAATTATAATCATAAAGTCTCCATGTTGGTTTATTTACACCAATCGGATTACTATCATCATCACAAACTACTAATGTTTGAGCATTAGCATCAGCTGGAGGAGTATATGTTGAATATTCAAATTCTATAATCGAAAATTTACTTAAATTTACTGCTCCGCTAGGTTGTAAATTAAAGGGATTAGTATCCAAACAAAAATTATAACAATATAATCCTGGCAATGAATATGCAGCATTTCTTATATATTTCTCTACAATTCCATATACTTCAGCTGGAAAAGGATTTTCCCTATATTTACCATCAAAAAGCAATGCCCATGTCATCATTATATCCCTTTGATTTTGGGGTCTAATATGACCATATGTTGGAATAAAACCCATAAATGATATTTCACTATTACCGAATGAATTATATGGTAAAAAATTATATTCCCAGTTTGTATAATTACTCCATTCATTTCTCTGATCTACATCATCTCTTTGAAAATACCACATCCAATTAGCTACTAATCCCAATGAATATATTTTTGTTCTTTGATTTCCAGTTACATTATGATAATCATATTCATGAACTTCTCTAATTAGATATTTCTGTGGTTTTGCCGCAAATAGTCTAACTTCATCATCACTCAAAAAAGCATATGTTGATACTAAATGTATGTCTGTAAACCAATCAGTTCTTTTATCATCATATACGTCATTATTTATTGCTGTTATATTATTATTTGGTGGTGGATGTAAAAATCTATAAAATTGATATGCTGGAACATTTTGATCGGCCCTAATATATTTACCTCTATTAAATTTAGTATCTAGATCTGGATTTAAAACATCTCTTATAACAAATAATTCTGTTACTGGTCTACATTCAATTTCAATTTGTAAATAGTTATATTGTAATGATACTAACGGAAATGCCATTTTACTAGATAAAGTTGACCATATATTTATTGGTATATATATTGTTCTTGCTGATATAGATGGTTGTGGACCACCTTGACTTTCAGAAACATAAGTAGCATTTGGATATAAACCTCGATTTCCATTTTGTAGTTCAGGGTTACCACCATAAAATGCGGGATTTGTTAATTCTGAACCAAATGTTTGATTTCCATTTCCAATTAATTCATTAAATACCTTTTTTTTTTCTTCACTAAAATCACGATTTACCATATTCAATAAATATTGACCAGTAAATTCTTGTATTAATTGTCCACCAACAGTTACTTTTATTCTTCTTATTAATTGTGCACCAATATTGTCAACCCATTTAAATTCATATGGTATATGATTATCTTGTTCTTTTTCATTTAAGACGGGGCTCCATATATTAGGCAATGTTACAGCTACAAAAGTATCCATTAATAAATCTGCATATCTTGGAACTCTAAAAGTAAAAACTGAATCTTCATTTAAACGAAGATTTCTCAACCCTGAATAATCAATTCTAAATTTTTGCAAACCAAAATTAGTATATTTTGCATATGTTGTTTTAAAAAAAGTTTTTGAAGGATTTCCATTTACAATAACATTTAAATTACCATAAGCAACTAAATTTAATAAACCTCCTCCCATTATATATAATTATTATTATTATTATTAATTATATATTTAACTATTTTATCACTATTATTATATATGGATACTGCCAATAATATAAAAAATAATGTTATTGATACTACAAAAAAAACTTTAAATAAAATGAATAATAATCAAATTATTATTATTGTTTCAATATTGATATTTATAACTATTGTTTTTGGTATCGTATACTATATTTACAGTATTTTAAGATTGAAAGGTTCTACTGGAGCAAATTGCGCTAAAATGGGATTGCTCTATAAAAATTTTCCACCTATAAAATCTTTAAAATTTTCTAATAATCAAGACTATGATTTAAGAGACTATTATATTAAAACTGCTTTCAATGCTTGTAGTCCTGGAAATTTTAAAAATGATTTTGTAAATACATGTGCTTTAGAAGCATGTATTAAACAAGGTACTAGATGTTTAGACTTTGAAATTTATTCTATAAATGATAAACCTGTTATCGCTACATCATCTCAAAATGATTTTCATTTAAAAGAAACATTTAACTATGTTTCATTCTCTGATGCTTTAGATATTATTAATCAAAATGCCTTTGATGGTAATTGTCCTAACCCTGATGATCCATTAATTTTACATTTTAGAATTAATTCAAACAATACAAAAATATATACTGAAATGTATAACTCATTAAAGAGTGCTTTACAAACTAAATTATTAGGAATTAATTATAGTTATGAAAATAATGGTGAAAATTTAGGAAAACTTCCAATTAAACAATTCTATAACAAGGTAATTATTATTGTTAATAGAGATAATCCTCTTTTTCAAAAAACTGAACTTGATGAGCTTGTAAATCTTGCTAGTGGTAGTGTTTTTATGAGACAAACTAGATTTAGAGATGTATTATATAATCAAGATTATAATTTTGCTGATTTTAATAAAAGAAATATGACAATTATTTTACCAGATAAATCAAGTGACCCAGTAAATCCTAATTTTTCTATGTGTCAAAAATTTGGTTGTCAATTTATTGCTATGGCTTATCAAAATTATGATTCTAATTTAGAATTTGCCGATTTATTTTTTAGTGAAAATAATACTGCTTTTGTATTAAAACCTGAGAATCTTAGATTTGTTCCTGTTACTGTTGATAAACCCGCGCCTCCTCCAGAAAAATACTCATATAAACCTCGCCCAATTAAAAGTGATTTCTATTCATTTACTATATAATTCGTATATTTTCTCTCTATATATTAATGAAAAAATATACTAAAGAACAGTTTAATGAAAAAGAATTAGAAATATTAAGGCATGCTGTTGATAAAGCTGAGGAAAGAGCTGGAAAAAGAATTGCTAATTCTCCTGAAATTATAACAATTATCAAAATTGTTGAAGATTTTATTAAATCTAAAAAATTAATATGTTATGGTGGAACAGCTATAAATAATATTCTCCCTCAACAAGACCAATTTTATAATAAAAATATTGAAATCCCTGATTATGATTTTTTCTCTCCAAATGCTTTACAACATGCCAAAGAATTAGCTGATATTTATTATTCAAAAGGTTACAGTGAAGTTGAGGCTAAAGCAGGTGTTCATACTGGAACATATAAAGTATATGTTAACTTTATTCCAGTTGCCGATATCACATTTCTTGAAGATAAGTTATTCAAGGCAATCTCTATGGAATCAATTCATGTTAATGGTATTATGTATGCTCCTCCTAATTTTTTAAGAATGAGTATGTATCTTGAATTATCAAGGCCAGAAGGTGATGTTTCTAGATGGGAAAAAGTTCTTAAAAGATTAATATTATTAAATAAACATTATCCACTTAGAGGATACAATTGTGATCCAAAAGATTTTGCCAGAAAATTTGAAAATGATACCAAAGAAGATAGTGATAAATTATATTATATTATAAGGAATAGTTTTATAGATCAAGGTCTTGTTTTCTTTGGAAGTTATGCTATATCTTTATATTCAAAATATATGGGTAAAAAAGAAGAAAATTTTCTTAAAAAATATCCTGATTTTGATATATTATCAGATGACCCTGCACGTTCGGCACAAATTACGAAAGAACGATTAAAAGGTAATGGTATTAATAATGTAACTATTCTTAAAAAATCTGGTTTTGGTGAAATAATAGCACCTCATTATGAAATTATCGTAGATAATGATACAGTCGCATTCATATATAAACCATTAGCTTGTCACAGTTATAACAATATTAAAATCAAAGGTAGAAATATTAAGGTCGCAACCATTGATACTATTTTAAGTTTTTATTTAGCTTTCTATTACAGCAATCGCCCATATTATGATAAAAATAGATTACTTTGTATGGCGCAATATTTATTCAATGTTCAAGCTAGAAATCGGTTAGAACAAAAAGGCTTATTAAAACGTTTTAGTATTAATTGTTATGGTAAACAAGAAACCCTGGAATCTATAAGAGCTGAAAAAACTGAAAGATTTCAAGAATTGAAAAATAAAAGAGGAACAGAAGAATATGATAGATACTTTTTACGTTATATTCCTTCTGAAAAAGACAAAAAGGAAAGTAAGGATAAAAAAGCTAAAAAAACTAAAAAAAATAATAAACGCAGAACACAGAAAAAAGGTAAAAAACAACAAAAAACTAAAAATAAAAGAGGCAAATTCTTTGGATATAAATTACGATTATAAAATATGGCTTTTTAAAAAATCTTTATAGATATAATTAATTATCATGTGAATGTTTTCTATAATATATGAATTTCTTATTTTCTCTGGTATATTATTATATAATTTTATAATATACTCGATACTGAAAACTACAAATATAAAAATTATATTTCTTAATCTTATCATAATATAATCATTCATTTTCCAATTATCTACATATGAACAAAATTGGGTTTTCTTATTGTGAAATAAATTGTCTATATCTATAATTCCAGTTAATAATCTAGTTATTATATTATTTTCATTTTTAATTATAAAACATTCAAATAATTTATCTAATGATAATAATTTAATAAATATAATTTTTTTGTCACTTTTTTCAAAAATATAAGGTGTAATCCCATCTAAATATTTTTCTTTATAATAATATTCATCACTTAACATATACGGTATAAAGCATGATTTCACGATGCTTTCATATAATTCCTCTTTACTAGTGTAAATATTTTTTGTTACTTTTTTTGTATTTTTTACTTCATGATATGTTATATATAATTTATTATTTATCATATCTAATGAATAATCTTTCTTAACTACTATATCATATAATAATTCTTTGAATAATTTAAAATTATTATTTTCTCTATAACATTTTAATAAATGTTCATAATTATTAATATATTCCTGCATATTATTAGTTAAATAACAAAACCCCGCGAGCGAACCTATACTACAGCCTGATATTCTTTCTATATTTATAATTTTTTTCCTTTCCAATGCTTTTAAATATAAAACACACCCTATTTGATAGCCGCCATTAAATAAACCTCCATCTAAAACTAAATCTATATTTTTATAAATTTTTTTATTATCTAAATTATCAATTAGGGCATTTATATGTGTATTTATTGTATTCAAATTTATTTTTGTTTTTTTAACCATATATTATAATAATTATGATAATAACTTAAAATAATTATTACGAATAATTAATAATGGAAAATAGACCATCTTGGAGTGAATATTATAAAAAACTAGTTGAAATTACCGCTACGCGTTCAGCTTGTAAAAAATTACATGTTGGCTGTATTCTAGTAAAAGATAATAGAATTATTTCTCAAGGTTATAATGGATATTTACCTGGAGCACCACATGAACAAGTTATTAGAAAAGGTCATGAAGTAGCAACTGTTCATGCTGAGCAAAATGCTTTATGTGATTGTGCTAAAAGAGGGTCTTCTTGTAATGAGGCTTTTGCATATATAACTCACTATCCATGTCTAAATTGTATGAAGTTATTAGTTGCCTCTGGAATCAAAAAAATATATTATATTAATGATTATAATAATGATGAATATTGTCTAAAAATTAGTGAAGAACATAATATTCCAATTGAAAAATTATAGAATTAATCTTTATCAACATATACTTCATTACAAATATTCTTAATTATTTTTTCCTTATTGTCTTCTATTGATTTGCCACATTCACGTAATAGCTCAGCAAACTCTTCTTGTTGTTTTGAACAATTCATATAATTTGGATGTTCGTCTAGCCATACTTTAACATTTTTTAATTGTTTTGATTCTATTTGTTTTAATGCTTTATTAATTTGTTCTTTGTTTTCATCTTTTTCCCATTCTTCATTTTTAATATATATAGTTTCGCGTTTTTTATCTGTGCAATGCAACGGTCTTTCATATAATGATAGTTTATTCATGTTTTCTATTATTATATTACTTATCCCTGTTATCATTCCTTTATCTTTTGTTGTAATTAAATCACTCATCGATATTTCTATTTTATTAATAAATTCATCCAATGAAATCGCATCTTTACATTTTTCATTCAAAAATACATTTATATTAAATTTATTTTTATTATTGGTTGTATTGTTAATTACATTATTATTTCCTATCTTTGGAATAATTTCTGTTATTTGTTTTTGTTGATTCATTAACATGCTTCTCATTTCTTTATTTTCATTAATTAATTCAAAAAATAAATTTTTATAATTCATTGTATCATCAACTTTTTTATTAATATCATTATTTTCAATAATATTAGCATTTGAATCTATATTACTTTTATAATTACATTTATGTTTATGATTGTAAAGACTGGAATGATGTTTATATGATTTTCCACATTCACAAGCAAACTTCTTACCGTCCGGTTGCTCTTTTTGCTCTTTTAATGTAGTATTTTGTAGTCTTTGATGTTTTGATGTCATAATATGACGTTCAAAATTATTTTTTTTATACGATGTAAAGTTACAACATATACAATGAAAATCGCTTTTTGCTCTTTTTTGCTCGTTTTTTGTAGTCATTTGTAGTATATATATACTACATAAAAAAGAGCCTAAATCTTTTTCAAAAATAATTAAAAATTTTTCAGTAACACTTTTTATTTTATAAAAATATAAATTAGACAATTATGCTCTCAACGCGTTTTTTCGTTTTTTTTTGCAATTCTCAAATCGACTTTTCAAAAATGGACATAAAAAATGTCCAATTTTCAAAATATTTTTCGCGGATTAAAAAATGCAAAAAAATAACAATTTAGCTAGGACGACACCATAATTTTATAAAATATACAATAATTATTTATTTTATAAATCTTAATCGTCTATTTTTTCTAGATAAACATTATCACATAATTTTTTTATTATTTTATCTTTTCCATCTTCAACTGATTTTCCACATTCACTCATTAATTTAGCAAATTCTTCTTGTTCTACAGGATTATTCATATAATTTGGATGTTCTTCTAACCAAACATTTAAATTTTTTAATTGTTTTGATTCAACACTTTTTAATGCTTTATATATATATTCTTTATTTTCATCTTTTTCCCATTCATTATTTTTTATATATAACGTTTCCCTTTTCTTATCTGTGCAATGTAATGGTCTTTCATATAATGATAGTTTATTCATATTTTCCATTATTATATTTGTTATTCCTTGTGTTTGCCCTTTTTCTTTTGTTGTTAATAAGTTTTTCATTGAAACTTCTATTTTATTAATAAATTCATCCATTGATAACGCATCTTTACATTTTTCATTTAAAAATACATTAATATTAAATTTATTTTTATTGTTTATTGTATTATTACTATTATTATTATTTCCAACCTTCGGTATTAAATCATGTATTGTTTTTTGTAATTCACTATTTTGATTAATTAATTTTAAGACTAATTCTTTCATGTCATCTTTATTATCTGTTATTAACACCATATCTTCTTTTTTCTCTCCTTCGCATTTTTTTTTATGACGATTAAAACTTTGAATATGTTTGTATTTTTTATTACAATTACAAATATAAAGAGAATTTTCCATGAGCATTTTTGAGCCATTTTGAGCATTATGTTTTTTGCTTTGTAAATGTTTATTAAAATCATTTTTGCGACATGATTTATAATCACATTTTTCACAATGAAAAATATTTGCGGATTTTACAGAATTTTCAGCGAGCATAATTCTTAATATATGCTCATAAAATTCTCCTAAATACTTTTCATAAAAAATTATTAAAAATTTTCAGTAACACTTTTTATTTTATAAAAATATAAATTAGACCATTATGCTGTAAACTCAAATTTCGTTTTTTTTTACAATTCTCAAATCGAGATTTTAAAATTGGACATACTTTTTGTCCATTTTTCGAAAATTTTTTGAAGAATTAAAAAATGCAAAAAAATAACAATTTACCTAGGGCGAGACCATAAATTTATAAAATAGAACATATAGATTTATTTTATAAAGCATTTCAATCTTCTTTATCTAAATATACTTGATTACATAGATTTTTTATAATTTTTTCTCTATTATCATCTATGGATTTTCCACATTCTCGCAATAATTCTGCAAATTCATCTTGTTGATTACTACAATTCATATAATTTGGATGAGCATCTAACCATATTTGTATGTTTTTTAATTGTTTTTTTTCTACCTTCTTTAATGCTTTATTAATATATTCTTTATTTTCATCTTTTTCCCATTCGTTATTTTTTACATATAAGGTTTCTCGTTTCTTATCTGTGCAATGCAATGGTCTTTCATAGAGCGAAAGTTTATTCATATTTTCCATTATTATATTACTTATTCCTTGTGTTTGACCTTTTTCTTTTGTTGTTAATAAGTTTTTCATTGAAATTTCTATTTTATCAATAAATTCATCCATTGATAACGCATCTTTACATTTTTCATTTAAAAATACATTAATATTAAATTTTTGTTTTAAATTATTATTATTATTACCAATCTTAGGTATCATTTCAGTAATTGTTTTTCTTAATTCTTGGTTTTCATTAATAAGTTTAAATACTAAATCTTTCATATCATCTTTATTATCACTTTGTATTATTGTATTTTCTTCTTTTTTTACTTCTTGACATTTTTTTTTGTGTTTGTATAACCCTGTATCATATTTATATTTTTTTCCACAATTACAATAATACATTTTTTCACATTTTTGACTATCCATTTCTTGCCTTTTATGTTTTAGAGATAAAATATGTTTTGAATAATTATATTTATTACACGTTTTAAAGTTACATTTTTCACATACATATTTATATACATTATTTTGACTATCCATTATACTATCCATACTATCCATATATTGGATAGTGAAAAAATGCCTAAATTATTTACGAATATAATTAAAAAATTTTCAGTAACACTTTTTATTTTATAAAAATAGAAACAACACCATTATGGTGTAAACTCATTTTTTCATTTTTTTTGCCAATTCTCAAATCGAGATTTTAAAATTGGACATACTTTTTGTCCATTTTTCAAAATTTTTTGAAGAATTAAAAAATGCAAAAAAATAGCAATTTAGCTAGGAGGACACCATAATTTATAAATTTTACATTATACTATTAATATTTATTATGAATAATAGTGTTATATAATATTTTATATAAAATTAATGAAATATAACAAAAAATAAAATATTTTGTATTTTTATATGAAAAGCGAACAACTAGGTTTAGAAGAAATAGAGGCTTTAACTAGTGTTCGTTTAGGTGATATGAGAAAAAAAATAAATGCTGCTTCATGGACAGATAATATGGAACTATTAATGAAACATTGGGGAGAGAAAGCAGCTGGATTAAGATTTATGCACTCGCATACAGGTGGAAAATGGAAAAAATTTGCAGATAATCTTTCTATTTCAGGTATATTAGTAACTGGTGTAGCATCAACAATATCATTAATAGCCACCAATGTTACAGATGATAATATTAAAAACGGTTTTCTTTATGGAGTAGGTGGTATTGGATTATTATCAACATTAATACAATCATTTAAAAAATTCTATAATGCTGAAGAAAAAGCAGCTGAACATAATATGATAGCAAAACAATTTGGTTCATATTATAGAAAAATGACTCTTCAGATGGGAATGTCTAGATTTGATAGAAATCCCGCTGATGTATTAACAAATTGGGCATTAGAAGAATATGAGAGATTACAACAAGACGCGCCTTCTATTAGTGGTAATTCAATAACTTTATTCAAAAATAATTTCAAAGATAAGGAACAATGCTTTCCTGATATTGCAGAAGACCATTTTATTATTAATATCTACAAAGAAGATATAAAAGTAGAAGATGAAATAAGTGAAGAAAAATTAGATAAAGAAACAGAGACAGAATTAGAAAAAACAATAGAAAAAAATAACGAATTAATTAACAAAGTAAATGAAAATTCAAATATTGAAATTGAAATGAGTAATACAGTAGAATAATTATTAAAATAATCTATAAATTAATAATTATTTATATTGATATATATTTTAATATATATGTAAATGAAAAATATAATAAAGCAAAAATAGCGCTATTAAAAAGATATCCGGAGAGATTAGGATTACCGTCTTTGTTGAATAGGGATGGTAAATAAATAAATAAATTTTTTCTAATAAATGGTAATTGAAAAATAAAGAATAATAAACCAACTAATAATGGCATTTGAATTGTTTCATAAAATTCTTCTGTTTTATCATTATTCATTTCCTTCTCTCTATTTTGTTGTATTATTTCATTTGGAGTAACATGATTTGCGATATAATCATTATTATTAGGTGGTATATAATTTGGTTGAATATTTACATCATTATTAATGGAAGCTGTATTTTGAGGAATATCTCTGCTTGGTAGTTGTAAAGGATTACCGTTACCAATATCTTTTAATGTTGAATTTAATTTGCTCGTATAATCAATATTTTGTAATGCGGGAGCAACTTCTTGTTCAGAATTTAATTGTTCTCCGTAATTTGGCATTTTAATATTTTCGGTATTATTTTCACTGAAAACATTTTGAACGGGAGCACTATTAACATTATTAGAATTACTAGAAGGCAATTCATCAATATTAGTAGTTTCTTGATTAGTGGCCATTTATAATATATTTTAATTATTAATTATTTTTTTTACCTACGCAAATTCTACAATTTTTTTACTTTTATCACAATTAGTAGCAGTAGGTGTAAATTTATAACATTTATTTCCATAACTATAAATATTATTTTTAATATCAGAAAAAGCAGGTGCTTTAAAAACTAAACAATTTCTTGAATTACAAGCTTTTCTAAATAAACTGGCTAATCCAATTCCTAAAATAATAGAAAACATGTATTTTCCGGCTTTACTATGTAAAAGTTCCTGTATCTTAGTTTTCATTATATATATATATAAATATAATGAAAATAATAATAATTTATTATTGAATTGGTATATTTTTGATTTTAGTTGTATCATCAGGGCATTTTACTTCTACGGCATTAAATTTAAAACAATTATCAGTTTTATCTTTATAGAGTATTTTGTTTTGATTATCAGGTGTAGGATAAACATAAATTACATTCAATTCTGGTTGAAATAAATATACAAAAAGGATACCTATTGCGAGAGAAACTAAAAATACTGGAAAATTTATATATTTCCCTAACATATATATTATGAAACTATTTTTTATTAATTAATATTTTATTATCTTGTCCAATAATTGAATATGTGAGTTCTTTTAAAGTATATGGTTCTTGAATTAATTTATATATTGGTGGCTGTTTTTCTTCTATTAATATTGAATTATTAGCATATTTAATGTTAAGTAATTCTTTTGTAATAGGTTGAATATAATTTACATATATCTCTAATCCTTCTTTCAAGAAAGCATCGTTGTCTTCTTCCATGGATTGTTTAATTAATTTTTTCATATTTTCAATTAAAATAAATAATTCATCTTTTTTCTCTCTAATAATCTTTATTTTATCTTCGCTATTAACAATATTATTATAAGATGTATTAATAATTTCATAATCTTTAATTAATTTCATCAACTCGCTTTTAATTGTATTAAATTTTACTAATGTATTTTTTTCTGTTTCATAACCATATAAGTAATTTAATTTATTAACAATTATTTTCGATTTTTTTTCCATTATTTCATTATACAATTCTTCATCATAATTATTTAATAATTTAGTTTTGGCTCTTTGTAATTTAATATGTAAATTACATGGTGTAGAAGCATTACATTTAGCTTCTAAAATATTATCATAAATTTTGAAGATAGTACCGCCTTCTTTTCCACAATTAATACATTTTTTTTTCAATGATTTAAATTTTTCTCTCTTCTCTTGGGAATTTAAATTAGGATTTTTTATAATAATATTCTTAGCTTTATTAATTTTTTCTTCATATAAATGTTTTAATTTAAAAAATTCATTAAAAGCAGTTTCAAATTTATTATCATCCATTATTATAATATTTATTAATATAATTATTAATATAATTATAATTAAAATTAATTAAAATTAATTATATTAATTTAATAATTAGAAAAATTTATATCAATGTTAAATCAAAATATCTGTGGGTGATTTAATGGTAAATTAGTTATTAAACTTTGACTCTCTTTTTGTTTTTCTACAGAATATCTTTGCATCATATTAATTAAATATTCTTGTTTCTCTCTATCTTTCTTTTCTTTTTCCTGAGGTGTTAATTTACCTTTATATTTATATAATAAAAAACCAACAATAAATATAATAAATAATATAAATAAAAAAATATTGACACCTATAGTAATATATTTATTTTTAATATTTTTACTTTCTTTTAAAGCAGTTCTTAGATAAAATTTAGTGCTATTTTCTATTAATGATGGTGTAATTTTTTCCATTAATAATTTATTTAAATAAAATAATTTATTAATAATATCTATATATGAATATATTATCTCCTTCTATTTTATTATCATTATTTATAGGGATAACAATAGTTATTGCTTTCAGCTCTCAAGGATCAATATATAATCCATCATCATCAGTATTAATATTTGTTATAATAACATTATTAATATTTATTCCACTTCAATATGCTTCTTGTGGAGATAAATTTAAAAAAAATATAATTTTCATAATTTACTTGTTAAGTAATATTATAATACAATTCTTAGTTAATTTAGGAATTACTAAAACAATGTGTGGAAGTAATCAATGGGGAATTGCACTCATGACAACATTATTTCCATGGATGATAATTTTTGGTGTATTATTTATGATTTTATTAATATTTAAAGGATGGTTAGTTCCATTCTCAAATACTTTTGGTTATGGTATTACTAAATTATTGGGTTCTGAACAATTATTAAAAGATATTTTAAAAGATAAAATAAGTGAACAAAGTGTTGGAAATAGTAAAGAATTAGCTAAATTTATTTCTGATTCTTTATCAGATCCTTCACTAATATTAAATCAATTTAATAGTGATTATGATAAATTTAATGAATTATGGAATATAATGAAGAAAGGTGGATTATTCAAAAATACAGTAACACCTGATATGAAAGAAAGATTGTATAGATTTGTATGTTTGAAAGATATTATATCAGAATCGATGTGGTATTTATTAACTGGTATATTAACAATAACAGCATCTACAAATTATATTGTATCTAAAGGATGTAATGGTGATGTAAAACAAATGCAAGAACGACATGCTGATTTTGAAAGACAACTAGAAAAAGATGGTAAGATTAGCAAAAAGGATGAAGAAAGAATATATTATGTAACTGATTAAAAGAAGAATTAAATAATATTAAAAGAAGTCAAATACAAAACTAATAAATAAGATAATATAGCTATTAAAATGCCAAATAACCACATAGGAATAATAGAGGTATTACTTTTACCTAAACCAAAATTGCGAATAGAACCATCTTTATTGAAAAGAAAAGCAGGTTTGAATTGAACAATAGTAATAAAAATTATTAGAAATAATATAATAGATACTGATAACCTATTTTTTCTGATTATTGTTCTCATTTATATATTATAATATAACAAATTTATAATTTTTTACTTTCTTTTTGTATTTTATAATATATTCTAAACCAATTTAAGAATAAAAGATAAATAATAATTTATAAATGAAATTATTATGTATTATGTTTTTATTAAAGCAAATAAATTGTTTAAATATTGGTAATAAACCACTATTAACAAATTATCAGCCTGCTGAAATTATTAAAAAATATTCTACAACATCCAAGAATTCTTTTGGAAATATTTGGACTATTAATGATTTACAGGATAATATTGATAAACATAATATTGATTCAGCATCATTAATTGAACAAAATAATAATATCAATGGTATTATTGCCATTGACAAACATTATGATAATTTAATCCTTCCTGATAACTTACATTATATTCCAACTAAAGTTCCACAATTGAGTAATATGGTTGTTGATACATTACAAAATAATAATATTAATTTTGATGTATATTCAATTGTTGATAATGGCAATTTAATTACAGGAATTGTCAGTAATTTATTTCCAATTATTTTAATTTATTTAATTTTATCTACATTATTTTCTCGTTTTCAAATGGGAAATCCAGGAAATATGTTTAATAAAAAACAAGAATTAATTAATCCTGAAATGGTGAATGTTTCTTTTGCTGATGTCGCCGGGTGTGATGAATCTAAATATGAATTACAAGAAGTTGTTGATTTCTTAAAAGATCCAGATAAATTTAATAATGCTGGGGCTAAAATTCCAAAAGGTATTCTTCTAGAAGGACCCCCTGGAACCGGAAAAACATTATTAGCTAGAGCAGTAGCAGGTGAATCGGGTGTATCTTTTATTTCTGTAAGTGGGTCTCAGTTTATTGAGATGTTTGTTGGGGTTGGTGCGGCGCGTGTAAGATCATTATTTGAAATAGCCAACGAAAATAAACCATGTGTAATTTTTATTGATGAAATTGATGCTATTGGAAGACAGCGTGGAACTGGTTTTAATTCAGGCAATGATGAAAGAGAACAAACATTAAATCAAATTTTAACAAATATGGACGGGTTTGATAAATCAGAAGGTATAATTGTATTAGGAGCAACAAATAGAGCTGATATTTTAGATTCAGCATTAGTAAGAGCAGGTCGTTTTGATAGAAAAGTTTTAGTAGGATTACCAGATGGAGATGGTCGTAAATCGATTTTAAATATTCATCTTAGAAATAAAAATTATGATGAAAGTGTAGATTTTGATGAAATCGCACTATTAACTGGTGGATTTTCTGGAGCAGAATTAGAAAATTTAGCAAATGAAGCAGCAATTCTATCACTTAGATACAATTTAACTAAAATTAATAAAAAATGTATGCTTGATGCGTATGAAAAAATTACAATTGGATTACCATCAAAAAGTCAAACTAAAAATAAGGATATTAGAGAATTAGTTGCTTACCACGAAGCAGGACATACAATAATTGCAAAATTATTTAATGATTTTTATGATGTTAGAAAAGTAACTATTAATGCTAATAAAGGTGGAGCAGGAGGTTATACAATATTTACACCAAAAGAGCAATATGAGATCTATCCAACAAAAAAATATATGCTAGCAAATTTAATTGTAGCACTAGGAGGAAGAGGAGCGGAAATAATTTTATTCAAAAGAAAACATAATCTAGATCCAACAAATTATCATGATGAAAAATTATTCAAAAAATTTGATAATTTAGATATTACAAGTGGTGCTTCAGGAGATTTAAAACAAGCTGATTCAATCGCAAGACAATATATCAATTTATTTGGTCTAAATAATAACTTAGGTGTTATTGACACGACAGCTGGTAACCAACCATTTTTAGGAAGAGAATTAGCAAATGGAGGAAGTAAATTAAGTGAATATTCAAAGAGTAAGATTGATAGAGAAGTTGCGTCATTAATTCAATTCGCTTTGACCGCGTCTGTAGATATTATAGAAAATAATATTCATGAATTTACTGACCTCGCAAAATTATTATTAAAGAAAAATACAATTGACAAGAGTGATTTAGAAAAATTCAATATTTTATACTGTGATTACTTTTAATGTAAAATTTTAATTATATTAATATTAACAAAATTGATAAATTAATATAAATATACTTTATTATAAATATATTTAAATAATAGAAAAAATGAGAGCTTATTATAGTTATTATAATACAAGTTTATTAGTATTAGATGAATATAATTTAAAAGAAAAATCTTTGTATGAGCTATATACTTTAAGAAAAAAAATTAAGGATAATAAAAATTATATTGTTGAGAGGGTAAACACAAAAATTATAGATATAATAGAGAAGGTTATAAATAGTAAATCAAATGGAGAAATTTTGATAAGATTAATTAGAGATAATAGTAGATTAGCTGAACATATTTTAAATGATTACACAATAAAAATAAAAAATAATTTTAAATTATTGAAATTTTATAAAAATATAAATAAAATAGAAAAAATATTTAATTTTGAAAAAAACTGCTTATTAACAAATTATCAAATAAAACAAAGATTTATATTGCGTTTAAAATATTACTTTACTAAAATAAAAGAAAAACTCTTATTATGTAAAATATAATTATATATATATGGTTAATTTAATTGGAATCTTGATTATTATTAGTATAACACTAGTTTCTATATTTTTTCGAAGAAAAATAAAAGATTCTAATAATTCATTTTTAAAAGGATTAATGAAAGCAAGTGACATATTTAATACAATTAAATTTATATTTTTTATGATATTAATAGTTATACTTTTTTTATTTTTTAGAACAAAATAATTAAAATTGATAAAAAACTTATTTTTCAATTAATATAAAATTCAAATATAATATAATTTAAATTAAAAATTATATTATTATCTATTATCTGTTATTATGAAGATATTATTATTATCATACAATAATTTGAAAAAAATAGAAATTATAAAAAGACCATCGAAAATATGTAAAACTCCATACGTAGGCGATGCGATTATTCATGATGATTCTGAAAAAAGCGAATTTATGATACATACTCCATCTTTAGGTTGTTGTGGATTATGTGAGAAAGAATCTATAGTATATGGCATGCCACTTAATAATGAAAAAATTAAATGTAGTTATCGTTCAATAATTTCATTTGATAGTAAAAATAATAATTCATTAGTAGGAATCGATCCATCTCATGGAGAGAAAATAGTTGAATTAGTTTTTAAAAATAATTTATTAAGTAATTTAATAAATATTAAAAATTATAAGAAACAAGTAACCTTTAATAAATCACGGTTTGATTTTGCTGGCGAATTACAAGATAATAGAAAATTTATTTTAGAAGTAAAATCTGTTCCCCTTCAAGAAAATAATATTGCTTATTTTCCAGATGGTTATAGAAAAAAGAAAACCGATTTAGTTAGCCCACGCGCTTTTAAACATATTGAAGAACTTTCTCAAATATGTCAAAATAATAATGTTAATGAAAGTAGTGATAATTATAATTGTTACATGTGTTATGTAATTCAAAGAAATGATATAAATAAGTTTATGATTTCTAATAACGATAAAATATATAAAGATGCCGTTCAAAAAGCAATGGAAAATAATGTAAAAATAATAGTTATAGTATGTGATTGGGATAATGATGGAAATTTATATTTAATTTATGATAAATGTAAACTTTTTAGTAATTTTGAAGATATATTCAATTTATATTAAATAATCTTTTATTTAAAAAAACGATTGTCCGGTTAGAAGCTCACTACCCATAATACCAGAAACAGCAAGCATGGCAATACGACCATTACTTAGTTCACTTTCATATAGAAAATCGGATACTTTATCAACATCATAATCAAAAAGATTTCCTGGTTGATAATCATCTTTTAGACGAAAGGCTTTTGATTTATTTTTCGCAAAAAAAGGATTCTGCCAGCCAACACACATACGAACCGTCTCAAAAACTAGCATCCCAAGCCAAAAAGGAGATTGATATAGAAGTTCGCTATCACTAAGATAATCAATCGCAACAGATTTATCCATTGATTTTTCAATAATAGGAAAAGCTACAGCAGCAAGCATGGCCATTCGCCCGTGTTGAAGTTCCGCCTCTCTAACATATTTAATTGCTTCTTCACTAATTTTTTCATTAGATTTAGTTGGAGTTAAAAAATTAAGAGGGTCAAAATAATTTAGAGGCTTAATATCTCCATAATATTTGAAACTAGTAGTTGGTTTAACATTTGGAGTAAAAGCACACATGGAAACAATAGCGGCAACCGACATCATTATTATACTATTTTATATAGTAACTTTTTTAAACTATTTTTATTATATTTTAAATAGTTTTATACTTCACAAATCCAGTTATCTAATGATAAACAGGAGTCTTCGACTTTTTTAATTTCTTCTTTTAATTTATTAATTTCTGTTGTAATTTCTTTAACAGAATTAGTTGCTTCTTTTGAATTGCTTTTAATTAATTCATAATTATTCTTAATTTTAAAGCAAGAATAAATATAAATAATAGAAGCAGTTGTTTGTAAAAACATAATAAATAGATTTACAAAATATAACGGTGTAATAAATGTAAGTAAATTAATTATTAGTAAAAACGCATATATTTGATAATAATTAATCTTATTTTTTTTGTGTAATTCTTGTATTAATTTTACCTTATCTTCACTTTTTGAAGATATTCTTGTATAATCTTTTTTAAGTTCATTTAAATTTTGTAGAAGACCCTTCATATAACGCATTCTATTATCATATTTATCTTCAGCTTCTTCATATGTTTCAATCTTTTCTCTGAGAGAAGTAATTGTTTCAATACTATTTTTATTTTCTTCCTGTAAAATTATATTATTTTTGATAATATAGTCCTTGAACTCATTATATTGATTCTTTTCTTGACATCCCATATCCTTTGTAATATTAATATTAATAGGTGTTTCACTGGCCATTATTTTTTAGTATTTATTTTTATTAATTTATTTGAATGTCAATTTTTTTTAAAATTGATTAATTTTTATTATTATTTTAAATATTAATTCAAGATAATAAAATGTGTTCTCATACACAAATTACAAATGTTAAGGATTTTGAAGATATGTGCCGAGGAGATATTAGTAAAGAAAATATCATAATTTATAAAGAAATTTTAAAAGATTTGGATAAATGGGCTACTGATTATATATCAAATAAAAAGGATTTGTCAAAAATTCGAAAGGATTTTATTAAAATTTATAGTTCTACTTTTAGAACAAGAAGAATTGAAATGAAAAAAATGAACTTGGTTATTGTGTATAAAGATATGATTAATAATAAAGAAATTAAACAAAATGATACTTTATCAATGCTTCTACAAAAAAAACCTAGTAGAAATATTTCAGGAATTACAAGTATTACATTAGTAATGTCCCCTCATCCAAATGGACAATCATTTAGTTGTAAACATAATTGTTATTATTGTCCAAATGAACCAGCACATGAAGAAAATAATTGGCAAGACCAACCTCGTTCCTATTTATATAATGAACCAGCTGTTCATCGTGCTAATGAAAATGGTTTCAAAGCATATGAACAAATGATTTCAAGAATGAATGTATTATATGCAAATGGTCATACTGTTGATAAACTAGAAATTATTTTAGAAGGTGGGACATATACAGAGTATCCTCCTGAATATTTGGAAATTTATCATAGAGATATATTTTATTCAGCAAATACTTTCTTTGATAGTAGTCCAAAACGCGAACCATATAATATTTCAAAAGAAATAGAAATTAATAAAACGGCAAAGGTTCATATTATAGGATTTTGTATTGAAACCCGTCCTGATGCGATTGATGATATTTGGATTCGTCGTTTCAGAGAATGGGGTGTAACACGTATTCAGTTGGGTGTTCAACATGTAAATAATAAAATTCTTAAAAAAGTAAATCGTGGTCATACTATTGAACAAGCTATTGATGCAATTAAAATGTTGAAAAATAATTGTTTCAAAATTGACATTCATATTATGCCTGATTTACCTGACGCCACACCAGAAATGGACAAAGATATGTTTGACCATGTTTATAATGTAGTTCATCCTGACCAAGTTAAAGTATACCCATGTGAAGTTACACCTTGGACTATAATCGAAAAATGGTATAAACAAGGCAAATACATTCCTTATTCAGAAAAAAATATGAAAGATCTAATCGATGTTATTAAATATTCTATGAAAACATGCCCATCACATATTCGTTTACCGCGAGTAGTTAGAGACATTCCGATTTCATATATTGAAGCCGGTAACCCGTATTCAAATCTTAGACAAATGATTGATAATGACTTTGAAAAAGAGAAATTTAATAG